CATGGTGGTGGATTGCATCAGCATGGCAGGGGAGGAAAGCTCAATGTTCACCTCGATTACAACATCCATCCGAAGCTACATCTTCAGCGTCGTCTTAACCTTATCGTCTACCTTACTCCTGATTGGAAACCGGAATGGGGTGGCGGGTTGGGTTTGTACAAGGACAGCAAGACTCTTGTTAAGACCATTGACCCACTCTTCAACCGGGCGGTGATATTCGACACCCGTGGAAGTTGGCATGGGTTGCCAGATGCGATAAAATGTCCACCTGGGGTAACACGAAACAGTATCGCTGTTTACTATTTGTGCGAACCCGGAGTGACTGACAACAGGACGAGAGCATTGTTCGCTCCGACTGAGAGTCAGGAGAAAGATCAGAGCGTAATAGAGTTTATCAACAAGCGTTGCCGATGACCCGATAGGAGTCGGATGTGGAAAAGATCGAGCAGGTAAGCATTGAATTGCTTATCCCTTATGCCAACAATGCCAGGACTCATTCTGACGCACAGGTCGCTCAGATTGCAGCAAGCATAAGAGAGTTCGGGTTTACAAATCCTGTATTAACGTCAGACGACAACACCATCATTGCTGGACACGGCAGGGTGATGGCTGCTCGTAAGTTAGGACTCACTCAGGTTCCCGTTATCAGGCTGTCTCATCTGTCAGAGACTCAGCGCAAGGCTTACATCCTGGCTGATAACAAGCTCGCTCTGAATGCTGGGTGGGATGACAACCTTTTGTCGATTGAGCTTGCAGACCTGAAAGATTTAGGGTTCGACACAGACCTGACAGGATTCTCGGCAGACGAGATTGCTGCGCTGATGCCGGTAGAGGTTACGGAAGGGCTGACAGACGAGGATGAGGTTCCAGAGGCTCCGATTGATCCGGTAACCAAGCTAGGGGATGTTTGGCTGCTGGGCAAGCATCGGTTGATGTGTGGAGACTCTACTAGTATTGAGGCCTTTGACCAACTCATGGCTGGCGAACGTGCCGACATGATTTTTACTGACCCACCTTACGGTATGAGTTACGGAGGTGGTCGCGCAGCTGGAGATCATGCGCTAGACAAAAAAACTGGTGGCGTAAAAATAAAGTCGCACGGCATGATTTTGAACGACGACCTTCAGGGTGAAGATTTGATTGCGCTTGTAAGGGATGCAATAGCCACATCCACAGCAAGCATGAAAGAAGGCGGCGCTCTTTATGCGTGTTTTACATGGCGAACTTATGCAGAATTTGAAGCTGGACTAGAGTCCTGCGGACACAAGGTAAAAGCTTGCATCGTTTGGGATAAAAAATCAATTGGCCTTGGGAACAGTAATTATCGTCCCCAGCATGAATTCATTTTTTATTGCGGTGGTCAATGGTATGGCGACAAGTCAGAGTCTGATGTTTGGTACTTGAGCCGTGGAAACACTGGGGCTTATGTCCACCCCACACAAAAGCCTGTGGAATTGATTGAACGTGCCATTGATAACAGCAGTAAGCGTGGCGATCTGATCATTGACTGCTTTGGCGGCAGCGGAAGCACCCTAGTTGCCTGCGAAAAGACCGGACGCCAAGCACGACTGATGGAACTTGACCCTAAATATTGCGATGTAATCGTAAAACGCTGGCAGGACTTCACCGGCAAGCAGGCAACACTAGAGGCAACCGGGGATACATTTAGTCAACTTTCGGATATAAAAAATGCAAGGCAAGCGGCATAAACCGTCAGACGAGGATCGTCGGCTAGTCAAGACGCTATCTGCTGTCGGGGTGCGCTATACCGACATTGCAGACAAGCTAGAGATTGACCACGACACACTCACCAAGCACTACAAGAAGGAACTGACAGATGGGCGGATGGAGGCTAATGCTGCTGTCGCTCAGACGTTGTTCCAGCAGGCCAAAGCAGGCAACACAACAGCGATGATCTTCTGGCTCAAGACAAGGGCTGGGTGGAAAGAGAAGCACGTTGTCGAGCATTCAGGCATTGATGGTGAGCCAATCAAAACATCAGCAATCTTAGAGGTGGTCGGAGTTGAGGCAGAAGGTCGAGATTCCGAGTAAGCTCCTGCCACTCTTCCAGCCGAAGCGATACAAGATCCTTCACGGTGGACGAGGTTCAGGCAAGTCATGGTCTGCTGCTCGTGCATTGGTAGCGATAGGTGCAAGCAAGCCTATCCGTGTTCTGTGTGCTAGGGAGACTCAGAAGAGCATCCAAGAGTCTGTCCATAGGCTGCTGAAGGATCAGATCGATCTGCTGAACCTGCATGAGTTCTACGAGGTTCAAGAGACCAAGATCCTCGGCAGGAACGGCACAGAGTTCACGTTTGCAGGGATCAGACAGCAGGGTGTTGCAAACCTGAAGTCTTACGAAGGCACAGACATCTGCTGGGTTGAAGAGGCTCAGGTTGTCACTAAGCGATCATGGGACATTCTGATTCCAACGATTCGCAAGCCAGGGTCAGAGATATGGGTGAGCTTCAACCCTGAACTTGATACGGATGAGACATTCACCCGGTTCGTGACGCACCCTCCTGCTGAAAGTTGGGTCTGTCAGGTCAACTGGTCAGATAATCCTTGGTTTCCGGAAGAGCTAGACAAAGAGCGCAGAGACTGGCTAGATCGAGATCCGACAGGGTATCTGACAACCTGGGAAGGTCGATGCAGGCCTGCTGTAGAGGGTGCAATTTACGCAAGCGAGATGGAATCCATCCAGCGAGAGGGTCGCATCAGGAATGTGCCTGTTGATCCGCTGCTGAAGGTTCATACCGTCTGGGACTTGGGATGGAACGACAGTATGTCCATAATCTGCGTTCAGAAGGTTGCCTCAGAGATTAGGGTGGTTGATTACATCGAGGACAGTCATCGCACGATTGACTCGTATGTCATGCAGCTACAGGAACGGAAGTGGAATTGGGGTACAGACTTCATTCCGCACGATGGAGCGCACAGAGACTTCAAGTCAGGCAAATCCACACAGGAGATGCTGCAAAGCCTTGGAAGGTCTGTAGAGGTCTTGGCGAGGGGCAATCCGGAAGAAGGTATCAGGCTGGCAAGGCAAGTGTTCCCGAGAGCGTATTTCGATGCTGAACGGTGCATGGAGCTTGTTAACCACCTGAAGCGTTATCGCAGAGCAGTCAATCAGGTGACGAACGAACCGGGTGCGCCATTGCATGACGAGCATAGTCACGCAGCGGATGCTTGGAGGTATTTGGCTCAATCGTTGGACATGATGTCGAATGACGACTGGGGCAAACCATTGAAAAATAATACGAGGTGGGTGGTATGATTATTCCGCAAGGCTATATTGTTGATCGCAGAATGTTCGATCAGGTTGTCAAAGAGCTAACTGATCGGATTGATCGACTGGAAAATCAGGTCAAGGAATTACAGCCTGAGAAACGACCGTACACAAAGCGAGCGGAAAAATGGACGAAGGCAGACTGAAGGCAATTGTCTCTGCTGAGATTGATGACGCGATTGGTTATCTCGATACAGAGACAACGCAAGAACGCGCACTCTCAATGGATTACTACCTGCGAAACCCTTACGGGAACGAGGTAGAGGGTCGAAGCCAGATTGTCACGGGCGAGGTTGCAGAGGCGATTGACGGTGCTTTGCCTCAGTTGATCCGAGTGTTCACCGCATCAGACGACATTGTGCGGTTTGAGCCTACAGGCCCAGGCGACGAAGAAGGTGCAAAGCAGGCGACAGAATATGCAAACTGGGTGTTCTACAAGCAGAATCCCGGTTTTCAGATCCTGCATCATTGGTTCAAAGATGGTCTGCTCCAAAAGACCGGAACGGTAAAGTGCTATTGGGACGAGAAGATTGACGTTATCGAGGAGGTGTATCAAAACCTCTCGGAGACGGAGCTTGTCCTGCTGATGTCTGACCAGTCTCGGCAGATTGTTGCTCAGGAGATTGTGCAGCAGGAGATGCAAGGCCCGGATGGTCAGATGATGGCGATCCAGTTCTTCAACGTTGTTGTTCGCAAGTCTAACAAACACGGCAACATCGTCATTGAGAATGTCCCACCGGAAGAGTTGATCGTCTCCAAGCGAGCTAAGACGATGCAGGATGCTCCGTTCATGGCGCATCGCACATTGGTTCCGAGGACTGAACTGATCCAAATGGGATTCGATCCTGAGATTGTGGACAACCTCCCTGTCTACAACAGTCTGGACTTCACCGAGGAAAAGATCGCACGATACAGTCCTGGTGAAGAGCCGTTTGAGCAGAATAGCCTTGATCCTGCTATGCAAGAGATTGAGGTTTTCGAGTGCTATATCTACGTTGACGTAGACGAGGACGGCATTGCAGAGTTCCGCAGG